ATCCTTGCCCAAGAGGGTCATAAGGGCATCAATAGCACTTGAGTCCTGATCAGGGTCAGTATACTCGTCGGGGTCATTAACTGTGCTCTGAGGGCTCCAACCACCCTTACTACGCAAGAATAACTCCTGTGAAGCAAAGTGTCCTTCCATAGCTTGCTGTACGACTACGTTACCAACTTTAGAGACAACCTCTGCTCTAGCTTCAGCTATGTCATTACCGTACAGCTTATAGAATGTACCATGAGAACCGGGAGCATTCTGATACCTACTAGCTACAGTAGCCATAATATCCTTAATGCTCACACCATCTTGAACCGCTTGCCTAACATATTTGGCAATAGGCTTACTATAGGGCAACACTTGATTCTTAGGATAAGTCATAATAATACTCAGGGGTTCTTTCGTAGAACTTAAGGTTCTCTGGGGAAAATAAGGGGGCAAGGTCAGATACTCTGCGTCTCACTCATGAAATATATTCGGGGAGGTGTGAGCATGACGCTTGCCGTGCTATACCACATAGGTACTCTTTTGTATATGTCAACCCCTAAAGTATAACTTTTTTATATCTTTCGTATAAGACGTTGATTTCACACAAAAGAAAGTTTAGGGTGCGGGGGGCTTATATCGTCTATTTAAGGAAGAGGGCAACAAAGAAAAAACATAAGTAGTCTTCAGTTTGGCAACAGGATAATCATAAAAACTACAATAGTTATTACTACTAATGGTATGTCAGGTGTCAAGGTTCAAGTTCTTCTACAAAGACTTCTTCATTAGTTATAAACTCTAAGAGGTCTATAAGGCAATCCTCTTTAGTTTTATTTATATAGTAATACTTACGACCCTTATATTTGACAACACAATAAACACTAAAGTCTATTATTCTTTTGTTGTCATGATGTACTATTTCTCTGAAGTCTACTAGCATTGCTTAAGTGCCCTTAAGTTTTCATCATTAGGATTATTATTATAGTTGACCCTTAAGAGTGCTTAAGTTCCTAACATATGTATAACGTATGTTCCACTTAATTATTTAACTATTATGATTAAAACTAAAGTTATTGGTCTTATGTTTAACATACGTATAACATATGTATGTCCTGTCCTGTCTTTGACATATAGGAACTAATTTTTATTTGTCAAGGGGTAGACTCTGAGAAAAGTGTATTAGTGCGACACTTTGGCACACTCTTTGTTATGCTAAGGTATTTTTTTTATGTTGTAGATAGGAGCCCCAAGGTATTTTTTTATGTTGTAGATAGGGGTGTGTTCGCACGGAGCGAGAACCTTGGGTTGTATTCCCAAGGGCCCCACTACCCTATAAGTTGATACCCCATGAGGAGAGTAACCAAGCGAGTTCCTCAACTAATAAGTGTGCAACTAGAACGAGTCCTAAGATGGTAGCAACCCAACCTAAGGTTGTAATCATCCGCTCTGCCTGAAGTTGTGTGAATCTCATTTCACTATCCTATAAGTAGAGGGAACCGACCGAAGCCAGTTCCCGTTAAAGTTGTATTAGTCTACTTTCAGAGCCAAGCCCAGACCAACCTTGCCGAGTGCTTTTGCTTTGTTGGCATCTTGATACCCCTTAAGCTTTTTGACTATTGCCAAAGTGTCTTTGTTGAGTTCTTTGTTGAGGTATTCAGCAAGTGCGGCTCTAGTCTTGGGACCATAGTCAGACCCGCCATTGGTGAACTCTTTGCTGAATGTGTGCCAGACATGGGCAACGACGTCTTGTGATTGTTCTGGCTCGGCAAAGACAGCGACGGTCTGCTCTAGGGCATCTTTCATTATAGGGAAAAGAGCGCCACGCAAGCCCGCTTGTACGTAGTCTGTGAATACCCTGATGTCACCCGCTTTGTTGGCTGCAACTAGCTGAGTTTGAGTATTAGAGGCTGCAATAAGATTAGTCATGATAAAAGATCCTTTCAAGATCTGAGGAAAGCGGCCTATATAGCCTCACCGTTTTGGTGTACCCAATACTTACCAGTCCCGGTCATAGGCGTCAACCCATAATCAGCAAATAATTGCATTAATAGTGAAAATAATACAAATCGTCAGAGACCCCAAAAATAGCCCCGTACAAGGCCATCTCTGGTTTTAAGGTACTCTGACTCAAAATAAGACGACCTTGCATTTTCATATCATGAGACGGTAGCAGAGCCGGGCTAATACAACTTATAGGCGATACAACTTAAAATTGATCAGAGCCAGGATAATACAACCTAAAAGCGATACAACCTAAGGTTGCTCAGAGTTAAACTAATACAACCTATGGGCGATACAACCTATGGGTTATTAGAATTGTTCTAATTCTACTTTAAGGCGATACAACTTATACGGTACTTAGAATCATTCTAATCAACTTAAAGGCGCTCTGAGTCTGACTCTGAGTAATACTCATACCCCTACCATGGGAAATAGCCGGACCCCTACCGTGGGAAATAGCCCTACCATGGGAAATAGCCGGACCCCTACCGTGGGAAATAGCCTCGCTTCGCTCGTGGGGTCTGAGTCATACTAAGAGTAATACTATGACCCCTACCGTGGGAATTGGTTTTGCTCCGCAAGCGGCTCTGAGTCTTACTAATAGTCTTACCCTGACCCCTACCGTGGGAAATAGTCTGAGTAATCATATGATTAAGAGACGTAGTTCATCCGTTTACTCAGGAAAATACTAAGACTCGGACTAAGAGTTTCCCCCCATCTGGACCTAATACTTTTGTTGCCCATAAGTCCAGTTCCCGTCAGTTCTCACAAAATCTCAGAGGCTAAACCCCGGTCAACAAAAGATATTCTCGCAGAGTACAATCCTGGACTTAACTATTAGCAGACCTCATAGAATAAATCTCCGCTTGACTTCTGAGCCTATTTCTGGTATGTTGATCTTGGGTCAGAATGTCTCTGGCCTGCTCACTCTGAGCTTTTTCTAATAGGAGCACTAATATGACACGGGAACAAAAAAATAATGACGATCTGGTCAGAGCTTTCACATGCCCAAAGGGCGGAAAGCAAAAATATATTGGCCTTAAGACCAGAGAGCAGATTGCAGCTCTGCAAGCCTCTAATACCACAGGTGCTGCCTTTTGGCATCAAGCCAAGTAATACCTTAACCTTAACAGTAGAACCCATAGGAGAACTACTATGATTTCCGAAGAACTAGCTGATGAATATATGCCAGACCATTGTGTAAGACCTTGGGGACTGGCACTTGCTAATTTCCCTAGGTATGACTTAACCGACGAACCTGATCCTCTAGGGCTTGCTCGTAGGGTAAGAAACCACTTCTATTCCAGAGTAGCTAACATAGCGGCGGAAGAGATAGATAGCTATTACTATGCTGTTAGAAATGCTCGGTCAAAAGTTAATGACGATTACCTGAAAAAGAATATTACTGAAGAACAATGTGACATTCTATTACATATGCTCAGGAATACTGTTCGGGAATATCGGTTGTTAGTAGACGATCAAATCAAGCTCATAGTAGACACTATGTTGCCAAACCATGATCCTAAGTCTGCGGGTTTTCTGGTTCTCTGGTTAGACCAGAAGGGCAGAGATCGTGGCAGAGAAGGACGCATTACCCTGCGTTCTGGCAAAGGTCTCAGAAAGATGTTTCCTTGTCTTACTGATAAAGAAATCGAGACTCTCAACGATGAGTATCGCCATGAGTTCTCGGTCAAAGAACTGACTATTCACGAGGGTCAGACTAGGGCAGACTTTGCCCGTGCCAAGCACGGACCCATAGGAAAACTAGAGAACCCAGATACTAGCTCTGGTCGGAAGTTTCTCGGTAATAGTTGTATGAGGTATGACTTTATCGATACTAGGAAGTTGCCTATGCAGCCTACTGAGGCTTATGCCTCTGGGGATTTTACTGTCTACTGGACAGAAGATACCTCTGGCAAGATATGCAGCAATGTTATCGTATATGACGGCTCAGAGTATAAACCTGTAGCCGCACCAATATACGGCGTCTGTGAAAAGTCTATTGATACTCTACAAGAGTTGTTGTCTGAAAAAGGTATTGAGCCTTATACTCATTACAATAACCTGAGATGGTCTGGCGCTAGACTCTTGCGTTTTGATAATTGTGATGGTGAATATATCGGCCCTTACCTAGATGTCCAACCTCAATCTCTTAGCGAAACTTCTTGTGGTAAATACCTAATTGTAGACCGTAACGGTGATATTAGTGGTACTACTTATCAAGGCATCTTATACGGCGACGGACAGACTTGTTATAGTTGTGATAATAGTATTCGTCGGGGTAATGAGTATTACTATAATGACGAGACCTATTGCTCTGATTGTTACCATGATCGTATTCGACAGTGTAGCTATTGCGGCGATGACACAGAAGTAGACGACTGCACTACGGTACAGACTGAATGTTCTGATTACGAGGAATACTGCGATTACTGTACTAATCAGCATACCATTATTACTAGTAGCGGCGAGACTTGGCTAGAGACTGATACTAGGGTGACTGCAAATAATGATGTTATTAGTGTTGACGAATACAACGCATCTTACTTTACTTCTGACTGGGACGGGGAAATCTATCCAGATCATAACTCAGCCCCATTAGAGAACGGTGACTCTGTATCTCTTACAGAAATAGCAGACCGCCCAGACTATTACCTTTGTGACGACACTGGACTATGGAAAGAAAAACCAGATGACAACTCAGATGACAACAACCCGACAACCTCTATTACTGAAAGCGAGATGGCGCATGCATAATCTTATCGAGATGTTGGCCTATTGCCGACCACAGCACTCAGAAACTCAGAGGGAGTTTTGTGATAAGTACCTCAGACCAGTATTCGGTCAACCCGACAATGAAGGCAATTATATCTTTGTCGTAGGACATGCCCCTACTATTTGCTTTGCCAGTCATCACGACACTGTCCACAAGACAGACGGCATGCAAAAAGTATTAGTCAAGAACGACAATGCTTCGTTGCCGCCTCTCTCAGACAGCTCTTGTCTAGGTGCAGACTGTACCACTGGCATATGGTTGCAGCTAGAGATGATTAGAGCAGGTGTCGAGGGTGTCTATGTTGTCCATGCCTCAGAAGAGATCGGTTGCTTAGGTTCCAGATACATTGTCGGACGCAACCCCAGATGGTTGCAAAGACTAAATGCCGTAATATCATTTGACCGTAAGGGCACGGAAAGCGTTATTACTCACCAGATGGGTTTGCGTACTGCGTCCGATGCCTTTGCTGTATCCTTAGCAAAAGTCTTAGACTTACCTCTGCGTCCAGACGATACCGGCTCTTATACAGACAGCAACGAATATGCCTCTGATGTCTCAGAGTGTACTAACCTGTCTGTAGGCTATTATAGCCAGCATACTAAGAACGAACATCAAGACCTGTACTATCTCAAGCAACTCAGAGATGCTCTTGTAGCCGCAGACTGGTCGCAGTTAGTCATATCTCGTGATCCGTCTATCTCAGAGTATAAGTACGAACGGGGCGGCTGGGACAGCGACTGGACTCGTGTTAATAGGCAATACAATACGTCTGCCTTTTTCGATGACATGTACCCTGCTCAGATCGGTAGCTCAGAACGTGATGAACGTGACGACCTCACAGACCTGCTCCGAGAATACCCTGCTCAGATAGCAGACTGGCTAGATGCTAATAACATCACCTATGATGACCTCATACAAGAGCTAGACCTTATAGACCCTAAGATGCGGCGTGTTACCTACTGGTAATACCTTAGTATCATAACAGACCTCATAGGGTCCGCTCAGAATTGACACGCTGGGCGGGCCTTTCTAGGTGAAAGAGGACGCCCACAGATGCCGTGGGAGGCCCCTTACAGGCCCAAGTTGCCAAATGGTAGGTGACTATAGCCAAAACGAAAGATGGCCCTGTAAGGGCCGCATATGCAGATAATCGCCCAAATCGGGCTAACTATGAGGTACATTATGGGTGTAAAACAGACAGAAACCGGCTGGCTAGAACAATTTGAAACAGTCTTAGAAAAGACTCAGGTTGAACCAGAGTTCGATAAAGACATAGTTAGACTAATAGAAGACATAGCTTGGACTACTTATACAGCTAGACTAGGAAGTTCTACTATTACTGGTAATGGCAGACCCTATATGAAACTCAGAAAGAGAGGAAACTAAGATGAGTAACTATTATAATTACCGACTAGAGTTCTATGACCCACATTACGAGTTTGGCACAGAGTTGCTCTGTTACAAATTCTTTCGTGGCAAGTCAGAGGCAGAGGCAGAGTTAGCCAGAGCAAAGGAAGCAGGACTATGGGTCAGACTATTACCAAGTTAAATACTCATACAATTACTAATACTAAGGCTCTGAGTAATACTCAGGGTCTTTTTCTTTGTCTTATTAATAATAACACTAAGAGTCATACTAAGACCAGGACTAATACTATCACTCTGACTAATACTAAGAGTCATACTAATACTCTTAAGCCGGGAATTACTAATAGCCCTACAATGGAAAGCCCTCCGTGGGAATTTGGCCCCTACGTGGGAATTTAGTGTGACATATTTGCCACCCCTACGTGGGAATTTGTACCCTACGTGGGAATTTGCTTGCACCCTGCGTGGGAATTTGATTTAGTACTGGCAGTAGAGGAGAAAAAATATGAGTGAAGAACTAAAAAAAGAGTTGCGTATGCTAGGCGTACTTGATTATAAGATCCCTACGGTGGAAAATGATACTCCACCCATTTGGGTAAGAGACGATGTAACCTTTGATGATGAAGGTGAACCAAACTTCTAGGAGAGTAAAATGATAAGTCGTGATCAGTTTATGAAGATGTATGACGAGTACGGAGAATGTATGACTAAGCTAAAGAGAGTGCAGAAGGAAAATGAGAAGCTGCGAGAAAGTTACGAGATTCTTAAACGTGAGGCTGACTACTGGGAGAGAAAAGCTAAGAAGCTATTAGAAGAGAATCATAAGTTAGATGCACAAGTTAAACTGTGGAAAGGGACAGGAGTATGATTAAAGTAACATACATAGACCACATGGGATCAGACCTGAGTGTTGTTAATGCAGCTAGGGTAAGCTTTGGTAAAACATCTAAGACTATGACAGACGGGGACGTAAAGCTAATCAAGTACTTAGCCAAGCATAAACATATGGGTATTGATTATACTGTTGTTGAGAGTTTGGTGAAGTGTGCAAAACATGACTACAACTATTTACTAGCCAAAGGGGTCAGTCCAGAACAAGCAAGGATGATACTACCTCAGAACATGATGACTGAATGGTATTGGTCAGGTTCACTAGATGCCTTCATGGATATGTGTAACCTAAGATGTAAGCTGGACACACAGTATGAAACTAGGTTAGTTGCAGAATACATACTGAGTGAAATGATTAACTTATTTCCAGTATCAGTAGAGGCTTTAGTAAGATGAAACCTAAGACAATCATAAGCCTGTATGACTACACTGGCGAGGCTCTTAAGCCTTGGGCTAAAGCAGGGCATTGGTGCTATGCCTATGACATACAGCACGACGAGGAAGACAGGGTAGAAACCTATGACAGTGGGGGATATATAACGTACACACATGCTGACCTACACGACTTTAAGCACATTACAACGGTAATTGGCAGGTTTATAGGTTGCGAACCTTTCTTTGGTATGGCTTTTCCCGTATGCACAGACTTAGCTGTCTCTGGGGCTGCATGGTTTAAGAAGAAAGCAGAAGCTGACCCAGAGTTTCAAGACAAAGCGGTTAGCCACGTACATAACTGTGCAAAGGTGTTTGAAGGTTTAGGCATACCCTACTTCATAGAAAACCCTGTAAGTGTGTTGGCTACTAAGTGGCGTAAGCCTGACTACAGCTTTCACCCTTATGAGTACGGAGGGTACATCCCAGAGGACGAGGCAGAACACCCACAGTGGCCTGAGTACATCCCTGCTAGGGATGCCTACCGAAAGAAGACTTGCTTATGGACAGGTAATGGTTTTAGGATGCCTAAGAAAAAGGAGATTGACTGCTCCGACTACTACGGTAATGGCTACAGTAAGCCTATGATGAAGCTAGGTGGGAAGTCTATGAGGACTAAGAACATAAGAAGTGCTACACCAAGAGGGTTTGCACAAGCTGTAATGGAGAGCAACAGATGAAAATATAGAGCAACACATCATGGACTGCTGGTCAGTGTGCGATGACATTGGTACAGTCTTTAAACAGGTAGGTGACGGAGACCGTGAGCCTACCACAGATGAGACCATGAACGTATTGTTAGGTATGCAACAATTATATCAGTGGAAGTTTGAACAACTATTTAGAGCCTATGAAATGGTCTTACAGGAAAGGAACAAATCTAATGAAGATTGAATGGATAGACCCACACACGTTATACATAATTCACAACAACTATATGTATTGTGTGTTTGAACAGGATGGTAAAATTGTTATGGAAAGTAGAAAGCTACCCGCTAGTGACTAACATAAGTTTAACATAAGTTATTACTATTATGTTTAATACTAATAGTTAAAAACTTATGTTTAACTAAAGGGCCCTTAAGTTAGATGGGTCACTTTT